AAAGAAAGGAGAATAATATGTGGCACAGAATAATAGCACACTTTGAAGAGAAGTACGGAGAGAGTACTAAGTATGACTTAGACTATGGTAAACTATTAATAATAGCACTATGTATTTACATAGCATTGGAGGTATAACATGACTAAAAAGAAAACAAAAGAAATAAATAAGATACTAAACTTAACTAAACATCAAGCAAAACAGATACTAGATATGCTTGAGGACTTACGTAGCATCAATGCTAACACAGACGAAAAAGTACCACTAGATTACGAACAGATATGTAAGCTAGATGGAATGGAGTTTCAACTTGCTAGTATTGTTGGTGCTAAAGTTGAGTGCGAACATGGACATTATACAAGATGGAGTGGGTCTTATGAATATAAGACTTGACTTCTGTCTCAATATCTTATACAACACAATTATCTATGTCGTTACTGACGACACAACCAACCAAAAGGAGAATACAATATGCCATTAGATATAGTACAAGACAAATTAATTAAGTTAGATGAAAAATTAGACTTTAAAGTAGCTTATGAGCCTACTAAGATGAGAGACCACAAGTATGTAGTCAGAGAAGACACAGGTGAGTACATGGGCATTGTAGGTAGTGGCTTTAAGTGTGCATCACACCCTGCATTTTTTAATGCTATGGAAGATGTTATACAAGACAATCGTGACTTCAAAGATTTATATGGTGCAGAGGTTAAACTAAGAAGTGCTAGAAATAATGCTTGGTCACTAGTAGACATCACATTGCCTAATGTATCACATACAATAACTACAGCTAAACATCAGACAGTTATCAATGAGAGAATTATAGGCTTACATGCTATTGATGGCTCATGTTCTAATCAAGTACACTTTGGTGCTATAGATACTTACTGTACTAATGGTCAGATTACAGGAGAGTACGACACAGTACGTAAGAAGAATACATCAGGCTTTGACATAGAGACTTTTATACGAGAACTCAAAAACTCTAAGAGTACTTTTGATGCAAGACAAAGATACCTACAGTCAATGGCTGATACACCACTCAACGTAGATGGTAAGACTTTACTGGAGAAGATAATCAAGTCAGAGAAGTTAGCTAAGAAGATGTACGAGTTAGCTTGTGTAGAAATATCTAAGAGAGGTAAGAATGTGTTTGCACTATACTCTGCCTTCACAAACTATGCATCTTATGCAGATGAGAGAAATGGTTTCACACTACGAAACACAGGTAAGGATACTGTTGCACAATCTATGTGGGCAAGAGAGCAGAAGGTATCACAATGGGTATCATCTCCTGAATTTAAATCATTGATTGCAGCCTAAAATGAAATTATCTAATTTAATAAATGACTATTATTTATCCTTTGATTTCAATAGCTTACGTAAAGAAACTAAAGCACAGTATCAATACTTTTTAGGTATACTGAATGACACAAAGATAGATGGTGGTACAAAATTAGGTGGTCATAAACTAAGTGACATATCTAGTAAGCTTGCAAAGAGAGCTTATGAACAGTGGTGTGGCAGGGGTGTTCCCCTTGCCAATCACATTGTATCCGTAGCTAGGGTTGTATATAATTATGCAATAGAAATGGAGACTTATAATTTAAATCCTTTCGCAAACATAAAAAAGAGAAAAGCATTAGCTAGAAAAGTAGTGTGGTCAAAAGATGACGTTATCAGGTTTCTTGATACTGCTTACTCTGATTTTAGCACACGTAATATAGGACTTATAGCACAGATGGCATATGAATGGTGTCAAAGATTAGGTGATATGAGGGTAATTAAATGGTCTAACTTAGATTTAAATAAAGGTACTATGCATATAGAACAGTCTAAACGTAGAGCAGAAGTATTTTTACCTATATCAGATGAGTTACTAGGTATGTTAAAGCAACAGAATGAAGAGTTTGGATTTCAGGAGTATGTAACACCTCGTACAAAGGCTTTTAAGGGGGTGTACAGACCTTATTCTTTACACGAGCTACCTAAACTAGCTAGAAAGATTATGGATACTGCTGAGTTGTCTAAAGAGCTTAGACTATCAGATTTACGGAGAACAGGCACAGTTGAAATGGTGGATGCAGGTGTCTCTATGGGTAATATTATGTCGGTTACAGGTCATGCCAATCCACAATCCGTAAAACCTTACATGAAGAACACACTCAAAAGTGCAAGCCTAGCCTTGAATACACGAAGGGGGTTGACGGATTAAAATTCCCATGTTACAAGGCATTGTCATTGCCCAAAGGAATATATATAATAACATATATAATGAAAGGTATATAATATGATTAATATAAGAGAATATGTAATAGACCTAAATGTAGGTAACGGAGATACAAAAAGAATCAACTGTCCTAATTGTAATGGTTATAAAACATTTACTGTTACAAATAATATGGGTCGTCTCTTGTGGAATTGTTACAAGGTTACCTGTAGTGTAAGTGGTAACAGTAAGGTTAGACTAACTGTAGATGATATAAAGGGTACACTGAAGAAACTAAAAGACAATGAAACATTCGTATTACCTGAGTACGTTGTACCTCATGGTGAACGATGGGAGACACTAACCTTCTGTCTTAAGTGGGGTGTAGATGCCGATGCAGTTAACTTACACTATGACGTAAAAGAGAAACGTGTTGTATTCCCTGTGCAAGATAGAGGTACTATCCTAGATGCAGTGGGTCGATCAGTTACCAAGCGACTACCTAAGTGGAAACGATATGGTAATAGTGACTTGCCTTTCACTTTTGGATGTGGTAAAGTCGCAGTTGTTGTTGAGGATTGTGTCAGTGCATCAGTAATTGGTAGTGATATATATGTTGGGGTAGCAGTGTTAGGTACGTCATTATCAGAAGCACATAAGAAATACATGACACGATTCTCAACAGCCATAATAGCACTAGACCCTGATGCATTACCTAAAACACTATCTTTTGCTAAAGAGTTAAAAGCATACGTACAGAATGTATATGTATTAAATTTAACAGATGACTTGAAATATAAGAATGATATAGATATAACTAATTTAATGAACCTAACCCCAAAGGAGATATAATATGGAACTAGCACTACTAAGAAGCTTAATGGATAAAGAGTTTTACTCTGAGCATAGAGGAGCGAAATGCCCTGATAGACTGTTCAGCAAGGACTCTCGTAAGATAAAAAATGCAATAGATTCTGCTATGGACAGATATGAGAGAACAGTGACACCAGACGAGATTGAAGCATTATTCATGTCTAGTAATCCTACGTTGACTACTGCACAGAAACAGGCTTACTCGTCTATGTTTGCACAGGTGAAGAAAGAAACACCTCTAGGTGGAGACATAGCACAAGAAGTTTTATCCAAGTTGTTTCAACAAGTAGTTGGAGAAGACGTTGCCAACTTAGGCTTTGAGTATGTCAATGGATCACAGACAAGCTTAGAACCGTTGAGACGTTTGATTGAACAACACAACGATGACTTTACACCTGATTTAAACGTGGAGTGGGATGACATGGATATAGAAACATTATTATCAAAGAATGATTTAGAAGCGAGATGGCACTTCAATATACCTGCCTTGACTAGACAAGTTAGTGGAGTTAATGCAGGACACTTGATTGAGATAGGTGCAAGACCTAATACAGGTAAAACATCTTTTCATGCGAGTATGATTGCAGGACCTAATGGGTTGGCTCATCAAGGTGCTAGTTGTATTGTCTTATGTAACGAAGAGGGTAGCCACAGAGTTGGTGCTAGATATTTAACAGCATCAACAGGTATGACTATGCAAGAGATAAAGGCAAACCCAACTAAGGCAAGAGACTTGTATGAACCTGTCAAGGCTAAGATAAAAATTAAAGATGCATCTAATCGTGATATGGCATGGGTTGAGAGTGTGTGCAAATCTTATAAACCTGATGTAGTCGTATTAGATATGGGAGATAAGTTTGCAAGGACAGGTGGTTTTGCTAGACCTGATGAAGCACTCAAAGCGAATGCTATCCATGCTCGTATGATCGCCAAGCAACATGAGTGT